CGCTACTGAACAATCTACAAGTGCTTTTGAACCTATTTTTGAAATTGCCATATCTTAAATCTCTTTCTTACTATTTATATCATTTCCTTATTGAAATTTGTATCGTATTATAACGATTCCTTTACCACCAGAGCCACCAGCACCATTATCTCTGCCAGAACCGCCACCGCCACCACCTGTATTAGCAGTTCCAGATGAATAATTATATGATGCATAATTACCGCCGTTTCCTCCTCCACCAGTTCCGCCAGTTCCACGAGTTGCTCCTACATATGCGCCTCCACCTCCACCACCAGCATAAGTTACAGATGAACCAGTTATTGATGAAGCTGTACCAGAACCACCATTTCCTGAATTTGTGGTAGTACCATTGACACCAACTGCACTTGCTCCACCACCTCCACCTGAACCATAACTTGCACTAGGTGTGCCAGAACCACCATTATTTCCTTGAGAAGGACTTGTAGGTGGTGTATTTCCTGATCCTCCAGCACCTCTATCACCACCACCACCAGAACCTCCAGCGCCACCAGCAGATACGTTAGAAGCACCTCCACCTCCGCCAGTAGAAGTTATTGTACTAAAAACTGAATTTGAACCTGGAGCAGCATTACCACTATTAATAGCATCAGCGCCAGCACCACCAGCACCAACTGTAATAGGATAAGTTATTGATGAAATTGGAAAAGCACCAGCATTACAACCTGGACTTGGAAAAGTTGTTCTAAAACCACCAGCACCTCCGCCTCCACCTGCAAAAGCATCATCACCTCCAGCACCACCACCTGCCACTACTAAATAATCTACATTTGATGGACCATCAATTGGTCTACAGCCTCCTATAGAAGAAACAACAAAACAACCGTCACCAGTAAAGGTATGAATTTTAAAATTACCTGATGTTGCTATTGTACCACCAGTTGCTGTGATAAATCTAGGACCTTCTAAATCCCCTACGTTGTGTTCTTCCCAATATAACCAACCTTTTGTACTATCTACATAAACTAATACTAAACTAGCACGATTAGTAGATATTAAACTATCATTGGCAACACCTTGAATATTATGTCCGTTACGAGCAATCGTTAAATTGTTTGTATTAAATGTACCAGCGTAATCTTTGATAGCGATAAAGTCACCTATACTTGCTGAAGCAGGAAGTGTAACTGTATGTACGTCTGATGTTGTATCTATAAAGTAACCTTGACCTGAAACAGCTGTGTTTGAACTACCAGCAGCTGTAATGACTGATTGCCAGTCAACAAATTTGTTATTAAATGAAACTGAACCACCTAAACTTACAGATGAACCAGTTAATGTAACTGAAGTATTTGTTAATTTAGCGTTTGTAACAGCACCGTCTTGTAATTTGGCGCTTGTAACTGTATTAGGCGCAAAGTCAGCACTTGCGACTGATCCGTCTTCTATACCCTTTGATCCTACTTTATTGATTGCCATATCTATATTTATTCGTCCTGATCAGTAGTCGGATTATAATTTTTACTATCCGAAAACGTTGTTATTGTTGTTGTAAATCCAAAATCATCATTCGCATCGGCGCTTGTAGGGTTTGGAGTAATTGTAATTCTTTCTTCTCTAGTTGCCTCTGGCGTTTTAGAATATAGATCAGATTGTACTTCTTTAATCACTTTTTGAGTAGTCGCAGGTCCAAATAAATACGTTTTAGCGGTAAAGTTAAGTGTATAGATTACCGCTCTACGAGTTGTAAAATCACCACTATAACTATCTTCATAACTTACATCATTGAGTATAATCGGTACATCTCTTTTTATATCTAATTCTGGTACTGCAATAACTGTGACAGTATAGTCAGGTTGAAAGAAAGGAAGTATTTGTTCTACAATTTGTAGACCTGATTCCGCTGTCGCTGTAAAGATATTTAATGTATAAGAGATATTATAAGGAACAGGTGTGTAATTATAATTCATTACTTTACCCTCTTTATCTGTTTTAACAGTCTTATACTTTTGAACTCTTGTTAACTTACGAGCACCGTCATATGAGATACCAGATATTTCAAAACTCATTCTTGGTAAAGTAATAGCAAACTCTCGTTCTTCTAAATTCGGTTGTTGATCTAATCTTGTTAAAAACTTTTCTTTTGGCGCATACGCTAATGGTACCGCAAGTGTTTGAACGACATTACCAGAGGAATCTGTTCTTTTAACTTGTATCTTATTAAACAGTTGACCAAACGCCACTGTCATTCTTCTCATACTTTCGTTATAGAAATACTTACCAAACATTAAAAGCCACCTCCATCAGGATCACCAAAAGGGTTTCTTTCTGTGAAATCAAGTATATCATCTAAAGTAGAAGCAGTATCAAAACCAGCTTCATTATCTAAATCAATATTGTTTGCATAACCTGATTGTGTTTGAACAGCAAAGTCTTCATTGATAAAGTATTGAACTTGACCATCGGCGCTGTCGTTTTCTAATAATAACGAACCAGTCGCATCTGTATTTGCTGATATAGTTACTGTTGGTGATAATCCAAGATAACTTGAACCATCTACATCTATTGAAATACTTGTCACAACACCATTTGTTAATGTTGCTGATGCTGACGCTGTAACTGCATTACCAGGACTTGAAACTGTGACACTTGTAATTGACGCCACATCTGTCATAGCAGCATCTGGTGTAATAGATATTAATTGACCGTTGGTTAAACCAGCAGATGAATTTGTATTTGTTTTTGTTGTACTATCAGTCGCTAAATACACTACTGTAATCGTTGGCGCTATACTGTATCCACGACCAGCGTTTGTAATTGTAAATGAACTTAAAGTATTTCCTGTTAGATTACCTGACGCTATTGCGTTAATGGTAGCTGATGGCGCTGAAATTGTTAGTGTAGGTGCTGTAACATAACCCTCTCCACCTGATATTAAAGGTATAGAAGTAACTTGGTCGCCAGTGACTACAGGACTTCCTAATACTGCGCCAAACGTTCCACTTTCTAAAGATGATTGATATAAACTTTGATCTAAAGAGTATTGTGTTTCAGCACTATCTATTTCATCAATACCTGTATCTAATCTTTCGTTTGAGTATTCCCATCTAGTTACTTTTAGTTTGTAAACTGGAAGTTGACCTAATTGAAAGAATGGTTCTTGGTCTTGTACAAATTGAATTTCAAAAAAACTATTCATTAAAGGCATATAGATAATATCGCCTTCGTTTGGTCTTCCTTCAACAATCATTGTATGTGCTGAATCAACTTGATCTTGCCAACGTCTTTTTGAAATCATAAACGTTGTATCTTCTCTAATTTCTAAACCAAACTTATTAATAATCTCTTGTTCGCCAGCAAAACCTTCAGTAGTTTCCATATACATTTCCAATAAGTATGAATCATCAAACTTACTTAACGTATCTTCGCCAAGTATTAAATCTCTATTTACTAATGTTCGTGGTAAGTAATAACAGTCGTGTCCGTAAATTTTTAAACCTTCAATGATTAAATCTTCGTATAGTCTTTTTTCGTTATCATTTCCGATACCGTTACCACCTTGAAAATAATGATTGACTGCCATATCATTATCCTATCATCATTGCTGGGTTTAATTCGTATGAACTTCGTATCTCTTGTTCTAGTTTTTCAATGTCTTGTAAAGACTCTTGGTAGATTTGAGCACCATTAAGTGTGACACCACCAATCATTGTTACGCCATTAAATTTTGATAAGTTTGCACCCCATTGTTTTTTAAACAAAGCAGTCACATATCTTTTTAAATAAATGTCATTGTAAACATCTGTATAAACTGTTGGATCTAATTTTCGATAACACTCTATCACAAGATATTCACCAACTTGTAAATCATTTTTCCAATCTTGGTCTATGTAAAGTCTATTATCGTGTTGATTAAATCGTATTGGTTTTTCACCAACCAATATGTGGTCTAAAAAATCTAAATGTCTTAATACAACATCATAGTTAATAATTGATGTTGAAGAAAAATCATAAAGGTCATTTAATCTTAATTGGTATCTTACGTCAAATAAGTTTAAATTACCTTTATCAGAATATGGAAATATGTTAATAACCGATATGACACTTTCTGGTACTATGATAAAACCATTTCCCTCTTTCCAAGTTGTAGTCACAGAATTTTTAGTCGCTGTTTCTGTACTATCAGCATTAATTCTATCGTAATCAGATTGTGTATATTGATATTTTAGATACGTTCTTCTAATCGCATCATAGTGATACTGCGCAAAATATTGTAACGCTTCATCAATTCTATCTTCTAACTGGTCATCATCAGCGTTGATTTCTATGACTGGTTTTCCGAGTGCTCTTAAAGCGTATTGTTTTAGTGTTTCTCTAGTTGATGGTGTTGCCATACTTTCCTCTTATTTTCTACTATTTATAAGAATAGTAGAGTATTAACCAAGTGCAACAGCCTGCGCAATAGCGAATGCAGTTGAGGCTTTAGCGTCTAATTGAGTTTGAATACTTGAAGTTACTCCATTTAAATATTGAAATTCAGTATTTGATATACTACCGTCAGCGATAGAAGTTGCGTTAATACCTGATATCGTATTATTAGAACCACTAATTGTTTTATTAGATAGAGTATCTGTACTTGAAGCGGTAATATATGAACCTAAATCAGATATTTGAGATTCAGTTATTGATAATGCCGATTGGTGTTGTGTAACACTTGACTGTGTT